CGTTGATGCGCTATGTGGCGGTTGTCCTGGGCTTCACTGTGTAGTGCTACCCAAAATTCTTTAATACTGTTAGTGCATGGCACGTAGCTAATGTCAACCTCACCAAACTCGCTTGGCACAGGTATTAGCTCGTATGTTAGCTGAGCCTTGATTGAGTAGATGCTCGGTAGTGTTGGTATGATGCTGTGTATACTGTGCAGCCGCTTTATATCGTGCATAATGTGAACTCCAGGTCTAGGGCCTCGTCAAGCGTGAGGTCTTGCATTGGTGTGGTGTAGAAGAATAGGTCTTTGTTATGCACAATCTTAGCTAATCGTTCTGGGCCGAAATATGCTTCAGCTTCCTCCATAGTCATAACACTTGGGTGGTCGCTTCGTAGGCATACAAATACTCTGCTAAGCATCATATTCTCCTTCTGCAAAGTTATCCCATAAGAACTGCTCAGCTTCATCTAGTGAGCTGGTAGTGATCTCGTTGTTTCCTGCAATTACATGGAAGTAACCATCAGGTGTGCACTCAACGTATACAAAATCAACGTCGTAACTAGCTGCGTATGTAAACCCGCCGCCTTGTGCACCTTGGTAGCTAATAGGATAACACCCGTTGCGATCTTCGAACTGTTGCAAGTTCTGTACGAACCTGCGTGATTGTTTGAACTGCTCAAATTTAGTCATTGCTGTCTCCTTGGATTATCGTGATGGACAGTATGCCACCACTATATATATTATATCACAATGGTGGGATATTAACAATAGAAAATTTAGATTGCGGCGTATGTGAATCTTATGACTGGTGCGGTTGAATCCAAAAATCCATTATTTAGCCGAGGTTGGAGGGAAAATCCGCGGTCCTAAGCCCTTGATTTATAAGAGTTTATTATTTGGTTGTATTTTGACCAGTCGCAAGCCTTTGATTTATAAGACTTTATTTTTAACAGTGTAAGCTTTTCTTACAGTTTTTGAAGCCTATAAATAATCCTCGGTTTTTCGACTTACAAGTTCATATATTTATACGGTCTAGACGTGATAATTTTTACCATGTTCACACGACGATATAACGACCCTGGATATATATATATATATATATTTATAAATATGAGATACAGAGAACCTAGATTTTTGGATTTTATAATTTTATACTTCGTTTTAAAGGATTTTTGGATTTGCTCCCGTGTAATCATTAGTTTGCGCCAACGTCGTTCCACCCCAACAAAATTGTGAGGCTTACGAGACAGGATGCTGCACCAGCGCGCGGGATTACTAACAGGTAAAAAAAAGCCCCGAACTTTCGTCCAGGGCCTGGTGGTTAGTTAGCTGTATTAAAGTGTGCTAATGCAGTTTCTGCATTAGCAAAACCAATTGGCATATCAGTTTTATCCATGATAAGGCGACGTGCTTCAATGTCTTCTTTCATGCCCTCTATATCAGTAGGTTTAATACGTTCTTCCATCAAGAGAGTTAGAATATTAGCAGTTTCTTGCTTAGCTATTCTCTGCTGTTTAGTCCACTGAGAAACACCTACTTTGCACATTGTGTTCAACCCAGTTGCACTACTCTTTTTAGAACCATATTCAACTTCATCAACTAACTCCCACTGCTTGTGGTAATAGCAAAATATAGCGATTAACTTATCATCTATATATATAGAAGCGCTTGTTTGTGTTTTAGACTCACATAGTGCTCTTATCTCATCCATTATTGCGCTAACTTTTTTATTTGAGTTAGACTCTAATAGTTCTACTAATTCCACATATACTTTTTTGATTGACATAATATTCACCTATTTGGTTTATACTGTATCTTAGTATATGCCACTATTGACATATACAGTCAACAGTGCTAGTTAAGTTGTTTTAAATAACATATCTCAAGGATATATATATTATATACTATTAATCAATAAAGTACACACAATCGCTCTTATGACAATCATTAGCTATACTAATATGTAATTGTTTACCAGGCCTGGACCATGCGAATGATAATAATAATAATCGTTTACGGTTTACCAGGCCTGGACCATGCGGATGATAATAATAATCGTTTACCAAACTGTTCGGGGTAGGGGGCATCGGACAAGGCCCCCCGCCTTCGCGTAAAGCTCCGGGTATTTAATTGAAAAAATGCTAGTGTAATGCACTTAATGCACTTAATGCACTAATCAAGGCATGCGCCTTTAGTGCGCTTCTTTTTAGCACTGCGTTCACGACGTTTACCCTGGCCTGCTTTGTAATACTCTTTCTTACTCATAGCTCTGTATCTAACCATATCAGCACCATGTGAGTAATCGTTATGCACAGGCTTGTCCTTCCAAACTTGCAGCTTATCATCCCATTCTTTAGTATAGTTTAAGAAACAAGTATGTGTGTAAATACACCCCTCGTCCATCCACAAGTGTGGCATCATTCGACGCACTGCTTCAATGCCATCAATAATAGAAATCCTAGGCAGCACAGTAATGCGGCGAACACCAAGCTCTCGCAGACGGTGCAGGCGAGACCGCCCAGTCCCAAGCTCTTTAACGCGTATATCATGAGGAACATAAACATTGTTAATAGCATAGCCAGTATCATTGATATGGTTAACGTAGTGCTCTAAACCTTCCCCTGAGTTCTTATACTCGCCAATTAGTCTATCTTGCCCTGAGTAATCCTGCCAGTAGCCTAGCACGAAGTCATCATTCATTCCGAGGTCCATCACGACGTCCACACCTATTGCGGGGTCATAAAGATTAGCTATGCGCCTGCCGTTGTTAAGTACTTCCTCACGGTACGTCTTAGCATAGTACGTGCCATTGCGGGTAGCCGCGAACGCCTCTTCTGGCGTAGATGGATACTCCTGGTAGATATCATCGCCTAGCTCTCTGTACTGCATGACCCAGAAGTTCTTGCGGTTCTGAGGTATGCGGTAACCTAGCTCTAACTCTAGACGCTCGAAGTACTCTATCTGATCGTCGTTCATCGATTGAAGAGTATCTAACTTACAGTCAGGGTCTTCAAGCCAAGACAAGAAGACTGGCATTAAGTCTTTAGGAGCTCGTGGACCTCTGTGGCCAACTGCAGAATCCCACTTCTCCTTGAACATATTGTCTCCCTCAGCGGTAGACTCTATCGCCACCGGATTCCCTGCCGCGATAGCCTGCAACGTCCCCGTGTTGGTCTCTTTAGCTCTTTCTGGAGTCTTATTGGCAATTTTACCGAGCTCGGAGATATGTAAGCCTTGTAAGGTCGTTGACCGGAAAGAAGTACGTATAAACAGAGTACTGTTATTACTGAAAGAGAATTCCTTGCTATTCTCCTTAGTCTTAGTGATACCGAAAAAAGCTTTGATGTCATCATTTAACTCCAGCCAGGCGAATTTAACACGCCGTAATAAGGTCTCTGCTTCGTCAAGACCTTGCGCCATTAAACCCAGGTTAAGATCGCCTGTGGTGACAGCGGAGTCGAAAAAGTATATAAGCCAGAAGGTTGAGATACCTTGCTGCCTAGACTTCAATATAATAAGCCTGGGATGGATAAGAGACGCTGCATATACCTTGTGCTGAGATGCGTTCATCACGAAAGGCACCTTGTCACCGTCTTTATCCAGGATAGTATAGAGGTTATTCATCCTCCATAGCTTGGACGATAGGTAGTTCTCTACAAAGTCCTTATCGTCCTTCCACTCATTACGGAAGATGTGCCTATACTCAAACATCTCAGGATAAAGCTCATTGAAACGCTTTTCAGATATTGATAAACACCAGGCCATTATGCACGCCCCTTGAAGCCACCGAAAGTATTCCCACCAGACTCGCCACCTGTGTTGAGTACATTAACATTAGTTATGTTCTTGCTAAAGAAGCTTAGCTGTAACTTAGTTAACGACTCGATAAGTAAGCCAAGCTCTACTGGTCCATTAGTTACCTCAGCTAACTGGTTAAGCTTAGCAGTCATAAGCATCGCTGACTCCTGGAGCTTAATAGACAACTTCTGGTAGCCATCTATGCCATCAACTAACTCACCAACCGAGGTGTCAATGTCTCTGACTATTGGTGCTTGCTCAACAGGCTCCCACTCAACTGCTGAGTCTTCAACGTCAGGCTCTGACAAGTCTAAGAACTCAGGATTCCATACATGTTCGGCGTTGTCCTGTACTTCATTTAGCTCATCAGCTAAGGCTTTAGCTACAGACCTAACTAACATTGGCGTTGCTTCAATAAGAGACGTTATACTTTGGTCCGTAGTAAGCCCCTCGAACTCCTTACGCCACTTTAACAACATCGGATACGTAACCTCAAGCTTATCCTGAATCTCTCGAAGAGGGACATCCTGTGAGATCAGGCCGAGTGCTTTTAGTTTAAGTTCATCGTTATACTTTGGCATTCTTCACCTCCGGTAACTTGCCCTGGTCTTTATAATCTCGCATAGCGCGGAATACTAGCTGACTAAAAGGTATACCAGACTTAATTGCTAGCATTTTATACTCTTCACCCAGGTCTATTTGGTCTTGTCTCTTCAGAGGCGCACTGAAGCTATATTGGCCGTATCTCATATTGAATTTACTCCTTATTATATAGCTTTAAATTATATCAAAAATTAATGCAAAAAGATACAAAAAACGTGATAGAATAAGATTTATAAATACTTTATATAGGGTACTGGCATGCAAGTTAGCTCAACTGTGGTTAGATATGAAGGGTCTCAAGCAGAGCGGCTTGCATTAGCTGTTCGTCCAGATAATATGCGCAATACTGTTATCTGGGAAGAACCTGATGGCAGTGAGTATAAACAACTAGCGGACGGCTCCTGGAAGCGGCTAACAACCGGCGGGGCTGGTTTAGTCACAGCCACCCCAATCCAAACAGTTGCAGACTCAACCGCGCGTGACGCTTTAGTTACTGCGCTAAGTTTGGGTTTAGGCGATGCCGGATATACCGTTATTTACCCAAATGGCACAGAGGAAATGTGGACGGGTACGGGTTGGGTACTCACAAAGTCCGGCGGGGCGGGGTTGGTTAGCGACGTTGCTAACCCATCTGGGTTATCGCGTACAAGATTTATTAACGTCACCGGCGACACGCTGCCAGTTGACGGCGTATCAGGAACGGCGGTGTTTGCAAACCCCGTCGCAGCTGTTCATATAGACAGCGTGCGAATACTGTCCGGCACACTGACACTGGCGCAAACCAGTAATCTTATTATGCGTTACTCTCTTGCAGCAACACAGAATCAAGCTCAAATTGATCTGCCAACTACATTCCCTACATCAGCGTATGCAACAGATTTGGGTGAGATTGGCTCATTCAATTTGATCACCAGTGGCGCGGGCACGGCAACAAACGTGTCTCTCCCGGAATCGTACGACCGTCTAATAAGTTTGACAGACCCAATTTCCCGAATTGCGCTTGCGCACAACTTAACCGGCGTTACGTTGCAAATCGGCATTAGCGCCGTGGAGGCTTAATTATGTTTATAAAACCATATAGCGCCCATCTCGCACCTGAAAGCAACGCTGCGGTTAATTTTCCGAACGCATTATTATACTTTCATTGGGATGATGTTATTGATGGGCAAACTACGGCATGGGTTGACCGTTTAGGTGTGGCACAATTAATTCCCGGCACTGCACCAGATCAGGCGGAATTTATAAAAGACGCAGACGGCGTTAACTATACAGGGGCGAGTGGCATCGCTCAGAGCATCGGCACGCCAATACCAATAGAAATTGGATACTATTACACGCTCGTTGCTATTGGGCATAACACGTCAGGTAGCGGAATTGTTGGCATCACTGGTCTCGTTGGCGAAAATTCGGCAGGAGACGCGTTGACGTGTACGGGTTTAGTAACAGATGCGGGTAGTGCGCTTAACACACAACCGGCGCTAACGATTGCGGCATCTAATTCGGCTGGTTGTCAAATTAGCTGTTTTGACTTTGCCGCCGGCAGTGTGGCAACGCCCGATAGAGTTGTCAGAATTATGGCAACGGCGGACGAAAATCATTCGGCTATTGGTGACTCAACATCTAATTTGGCATTTCCCGCTTTATCGCTTGCGGATACCTTGCTAATTAACGGCTTCGCGTCATCAGATGACAGACGTACAAAAGTATTTGCTTTGCTTAAATTTGCAACTAATCCCTAGAAAGGTGAGCTGCTTTATGCCGCAAACGAAATGATGGAAACGGGTGAATTGTACAGAGGTTGGGCGGTGTGATTAAACCAAAAGCAAAACAGACTTTGACGTTGCAAGGCAGGTACAAAAAGCAATGCGTCAGCGGGTTTATCCCAACCGAATGCAAAATGCTTTTTAAGTTTGACGAGATAGTAGGTTATCCGATTGAGTCAATATCAGGCGCAGTCTATGACCCCACAATTTACTACCCTGATGTTCTTGGTCAAGGCGAACCGGAGAATGCTGGGTATGTTGAGTTTAACGTTACAAATGCCATACGCATACAAAATCCAACTACTGAGCCAAGACCAGTGGCATGTGATTGGGATGTAACATCCAGTTTAGACAAAATCTTACTGCTTGTCGCACACATTAAAACTCCATATAGCAACACAGGTTCGCGAGCAGCAATTGGTACGTTAGGCTACACAAATGTTTTGACCGTCTCACTATCTGGAGGGATGCACATAGCGTTTAATGTCGGCTTTGACATAAGCACAGGGCAAGAGGGCGAGTGGATTTATTTGCCCGCTGACCCTACTATGACTTTGCCGCAGGACGACGAACCGCGAACTCTGTATGTGATGTGGAACGGTACTACTAGAGAGTTGAGCGCAAAAGTTTTAAACGAGGATGGAGGCGTATATAACAACGGAGTTGATGACTACGCTATAGCAACTTCAGCCGTTAATGATATTAGTGGTGTAATCCCGGATTTTACAGAAACATCTGTTGAATTTGGTAAATGTAGTCGTTACTCAAATGCCGATCATTACCACGCCGCATTTTTTGAGCTTGATTCTGTGCCAGATAAATTAGATTACAAATTAGCTTTATGGGGCAGAGCATCACGCGCAGGATTTAAAGGTGCGCCGAACTTGGCAGATTAGGCAAAAGAGAAACTAATGAGCAGATTAAAACTAAGACACGCGTGCAAACCGATATACACGTTTCCAGATATAACTAATCCAGTAGCTGGTGTGCTGTGGCATGACGATTTTAGTTTGCAAACAACGCCTGAGATTGACGGATACGCGGCGCTTTACACTGGTAGACATACGCTCACGACATATGAGGAAACAGGAAGTTGGGATGGCTCCGCAGCTCTGAAAGTTGCGCAATTATCTGAGCAGAACGAATTGGATGGTGGTTTGTACATTCCGATCCCAACGGAATTTGCGTTTACAGATGGAGTAAATCCAAAGTACGCTGGATTTACGTTCTACGTTGGCAGCAACTTTGCAGCTCCGCTGACGCAGCGGTACAAATTGTGGTGGATGCAGATCAGCGATGTAACAGATACGCCAGTTCATTCTAAAACATTACTAAACAGGGTGTCGCAATTGACACCCGCAGTTCAGGGTAAAATCGGTTACGGCGGTTCGTTGTATCCGGCAACAACAGAATTTGAGGGTATTGACTTAAACGCAGAACATTCCGAATGGTTCTATGCCGAATTTATTCATGAGCCTGATGTGGGATTCACGTTTAAAGTCTACGACAGGAACAGCGCTACTCCACTGTACACGCAGACAATAACCGATGTACTTGACCCCACAGTAAGTGAATCTGGCGATTACATGACAGTGATTCGTTTGTCGGCATATATCCAAGGAACGGGTGCCCCAAATGGATACACTACTGCGACCGCTGATAGTTATATCCGATACGGTGATGTCTATTTTAATGACTCCGAGATGGGGCCACCAAGCGGCTTTGTACTATGATAGATTACATACTAAATATTTTGATGTTGCCAACGGACACACCAATTTGGTTAATTCCGATTTTTGGACTAGTCACTACATTTGTTTATTTTGCTGCTGCAATTATGTTGCGCGATGTTTTAATAAAATATTTAGGACGTGATAGCAAAATAGCGAGAGCAATATTCTTTGTGTTTGGTGGCAGATTTTTATGGCAAGACGTAATAGCGAATTATGTTTGTTTTGCTCCATTAGTTTTACACTGGCCGAATCGATACGATGAAGGCAGAACAATCACAACACATGCTAATGCAATTATTAAGCATAATATTTTAGACATTCAACGCGGAACTTTGCATGGATTTAACAAATGGCGAGTGATGTTTTCTATTTTTATTTGCAGACATCTTGGTAATATAGATAAAAGCCACTGCTCGGCGATGAGGGATTTAAAATGAAAACGCTGATTATTAGGCGAATTGTGACAGGAGCACAAGGAACTTTCGGCGAGCGGATAGACCAGGACATTGTACAACTTCAAGATAGGCTTAGTTAGCCTTAATTTTAACCACTAGGAGATCATTATGACTCAATCCACTAGCAAGACCAAAGGTGCTGAGTTTACTGAATTTCCTGACTATGAGGACGAATCAGAGTCAGTAAACAGTAATCCAGTATTAACCTTCGAACAGAAGGTGAACGCTGCTACTCAAGCAATGACCCAAAAGGAAGACGGTACATGGGAAGTACCAGACGGACTATCTGAAGAGGTTGCTTATGCAGCTAAATTAGAAAAGCGTCGTAGGGATACACAAAGCGAGTATACTAAAACGGCACAGCAAAATAAAGAGCTGAAAGAGCTGGCACGTAAGAATGTTCAACTTTCCCTGACTGTAGAGCAACGCGAGGAGTTAGCTGATCTTAAAGAAAGCAACCCTGATGCGTGGCGAGACAAGTTAGGCCAGTACGAACAAGAAGCCGTGGCCGCTGTTGAAAGTGATTTAAAGGCAGTTGATGAAGCTGGTGATGTGCATGCAGAAGAAACTCGTAGAGTTGAGCTACTTCGAGATTGCTTAGCTAATAACCCAGGTTTAGTGCTAAACGATGAAGTGTTTGAGAATGACCTTCCTCCGCGGATTACAAAAGCTTTAGTTGACGGTAAGATTAGTTTTGATACGTTTCTAGAGCAAGCAGTAGCATTCTTAAAGCCAGCAACTAAGATCAAAGGGGCTGATGATAAGGATGAAGAAGAACCAAATCTGAGTAAGGTCGGTGGTAAGTCAACAGCTGAACCAACAGCGGTTGATAAAGACGCCGAAAAATCTTACGTTAACGAAATCTACTAGGAGTATAAGCTATGTCTACAGGCGTAGTAGCCCTAACATCCGACTTAAAGCGTAAAAAGTGGATGCGAGAAGGCTTGGTGCAAGCAGCATCAAAATCATTCTGGAACACGTATACTGGTACTACAAAAGACAGTATTGTTTTCCAGGCAAATAACGCAACTGCTGGTGACGGTCACACTGTTGTATTTGACTTCGATGGTAACCTTTCAGGTAAAGCTATCAAGGGCAAGAATACTGCCTACGGTAAAGGCGAAACCAAGCGTAAGTTCTCTGACAAGATTACTGTTGAACGCTATCGCTTACCTGTTAATAACGGCGATGCATTCGACGCGGTTGACATTGGTGACTTGAGCATCTCTCAACATGGTGATTCACGTACTAAACTGGGCGACCTGTTTGTGCGATTCAAGGATCAAGCACTGTTTGACGCCGCGCAAGGCGCATTAGGTCAAGCTCCAACTCATACGATCGACTTGGGTGCCTCGTTCACCTACGCTGACCTACAGAACATTGAGAAAGTTCTCAAGACTTCTAACGGTTATACAACTGGTGGTGTACGTCGTCCATTAGACCCTATGCGTGTTAATGGTGGTCAAAAGCCTATCTGGTTGTTTGTTATTGACTCAGCGATGAAGACCATCCTGATGCAAGATACAGCAGCTGTTAACGGTTTTGCAGCTATCATGGCTAATGCTGATGTCCGCGGTAATAACAACCGTATGATCTCTAGCATTATCGGTCAAGTTGGTAACCTATTAATCGTTGAAGCAGATCAGTTCTTTGGTGTAACTGCTGGTACAACTCTTGGTTGGGGTCTTGATGACTCTGAGATTGAGATTTCCGGTTTACGTCAATATGCTGGTGCAGACCCACTAACTGCTCCATGGACTGGTCAGTCTACGTTCGATTATACGCATGCTAACTTGCATTCACGTGGTATCATTCTTGGTGCTGGTGCATTACAATTAGCGTTCGGTAAGCAACCGGACTACCGTTTCCAGGAATCACAAGATTTTGCTATTGAGTCAGAGTCTGCTGTTGAGTTCTGGATGGAAAGTCGTAAGACTAAACTCGTAGCGGAAAATACCGACTATACTGCTGCTAAAATCAGCAACATAGATTATGGTGTTATCGCTGTTGACCTTGAGGTACAGTAATCATGGCAAATAAAACACGCTCTGAAGTAGCGCAAAAGAAAGGTGTCAGCGTAGCGGTTATTCCGTTCCTTGAAGCTGACATTCTATTAACGGGCTCAGTATATGTGAGCATGCCTAAGCGCGTATTAATCACTCGAGTAATATCTAACATTACTACAGCATCTGGCACAGCCACGGCTACTGTCGATGTTGTAGCTAATGGTGTTGTGTTAGTAAACGAGCTGGCAGTTGCTGCAGCAAACGTCACTGATGAAACACTTGTAGCTGCTGCACAGTACTTAGTTAATGGTGGCGAATTAGTAATCCGAGCAGGTGCTGTTACTCCTGCTGACGGTGCATTAGTTGGTGAACTAGTAGTTGAGTACATCGAGCTTGATCTACGTAAAGGCGAGTACACTGAGTTCTTAAACACTTAAGTGTAGTCAATATAAATATGCCAGGTACTAGTTACCTGGCACATTTTAAGGTAATGAAATGAGTAGGGTATCTGAAATACTGGTTAGAATGAGAGATAGTTTAGCCGACAATGATAAGACTCGTTGGTCAGATGCTAGACTAATTAGATTAGTCGATGAGGCTCAAAAAGATTTTGCTGTGAAAGCACGTATGCTTCGCACTAAGGTAGACATCTCAATTATAGGTGGCCAGGCTGAATACCTACTACCTGAGAATGCCTATTTAATGACTCGTGTAGTAACCGAGGAGGGTAAGCTTGAACTAGTTTCACATGATAGTATGGATGAGTTAGTACATACAAGATGGGAAACTGTATCAGGTACTAATATAGAATACATAGTATTTGATAAGCAAAACCCAAGAGCTTTTAAAGTGTACCCTATACCAATAGACAGTGACTCTATTGGTGATACGTATACTTTGTCAGACTACGGTGTTACAACACTTGTAGAGAATGACATTGTTGTTAATGATTTTGGTGTGGTCGCCGAGGTGTCAGAGTCTGCTGCAGACACCTCTTCTTTTAATTCACCGTACGGCATCATGGTAGACATGGTATCTGTGGTATCTAGTGTCACTGTGTACTACAGAAGAACACCAAACGATATACTGTCTATAACAGACACACCTGATATAGATAGAATATGGGATAAAGGCTTACGGTACTACGCTTTAGGGTTGGCGTTCGCTGACGATAAAGACTCACAAAACTTAGCTATGTCTGATAAGTTCATGGGTATGTACGGACGTGAGTTGGCTGAAGCTACCGCACAGTCTGCTCGTAACAGTACTAGCCCTACTCCACGCAACACACAATACAATAGGGCGATATAATGACTGACAGAGCTGTTTCAAAGCAATTAGCTGGTCTAGAGGATTTACTACTTGGTACAGGCACTGTAAATCAGGTTAGATCGTCTGGCACTCTACCAATAACTAGGATAGACGCATCAGGTTTAGTGTACGAGAACACCACGTCGCTCCGAGCTAAGTTATACAATAAGGCTGAAGTAGTAGAGAATATACAAGAGCTACAGACCTGGCCAACTAATACTGCTAGAGAACTATATATCCTAGTATTAGGCTATACTAGTGTTGGTGATGGCGGTGGTGGTTTGTTCTGGTTAGATCGTACAGATGTTACTAGCTCTCAAGACTTAAGTACTGTATTTAATCCAGATAGTTTATCTAGTGGTCGTTGGAAGCGGGTAGATTTACGCCAGCAAATTACAGCCAATGTTGGTGACGCAGATAGCGCTATAACCCTACGTGGAACTAGTAAGTTACTATACGCCACTACACTGACAGCCAATAGAACTGTTAGTTTGCCAACTGTAAATCTGTACAAGGGCTTTACTGCTCGTGTTGTACGAACAGACACTGGCGCATTTACATTAGCTGTTGGTAGCGTGTGCACTATACCTTCAGGTGGTAAGTACTGGGTAGAGATAACCTATAATGGTGCAAGCTGGATACAAACTGCAGGCGGACCCTTACTGTAATGGCTAAAATACAGACATTCGAAGGTGGCAAGTCTACTAGACTAGCCCCACATTTAATAGGCATAAACTCAGGTGTTCAGTACAAGAACATTGATAATGAGTCTGGTATGCTAACACCAGTAATGTCTGAAGCTGAAGTAGGTGTTGCACTGTATGAGTATGCACAATACTTTGAAGCTGAAAGTGTGTGGATTAGTAGTGCAACTGATACTGACTACTTGGAATACCAAAAGCGCATGTACGCTGCCGATGGTGTAGGTGTGCCAACCTGGACAAAAGGTGGTGTAACTAGCGCGCTTGGCATACTAGCACCAGCTGCAGCGCCTAGTGTAGCTTCTGCAGCTGGTGTATTGACTGGTACATATCAGTACGTGTATACATATTATAGCTCCGTGTCTGGTGCTGAATCTGCTCCATCACCTGTGTCAGCTGAAATAGTATTAGCTACTAACTCTGTCAACTTAACAAGTCTGGTAGTATCTACAGACCCACAAGTAGACAAGATACGTGTATACCGTGTCGGTGGCACAATACTTAGCTTCTCATTAGTCGCTACTATTACACCAGCTACTTCTTATGCAGATAACATAGCAGACTCAGCAATACCCGGTAATCCAATAACAACTGAGGCCTCTGGTCAGGCATTAGCTGGCGGTCGTGATATAAAAGAAGCATACGCTATGCTCTTTTATACACTAGGTGAGAAGCTGTATTTTAGTGCAGTTGGTAAGTGGTACTCTTACCCACCACTTAACTTCATAGACTTTGGTAAAGACATAACTGGCTACGGCTTTGTATCAAGTGGTATAATAGTCTTTACTAAACAACGGGCATACCTAATCACTGGTAACAGCCCTACGTCATTTAATAAGTCTAACCTAAGTGGTTCAGACGGTTGTCAAAGCTACAGATCAGTACAACAGATGTCTAATGCTATCTTATGGGTATCACAAGACGGTTTGTGCATGAGCTCAGGCGGTAAGCCAACCATTATATCACGACCTGTGCTAGGTGACTTAAACCTACAGGTAGTAAATGCTGTTGTGCATAAAGACGTGTACTACGCCCAGTTAGTTGATGGCAGTACTTTCTGTTTCGATGCTAGATTTGGCGCTATGTTTAAAGACCTATCGCTAGGTACTACTAGACTAATTGTTGCACTTAACAAACTGTATGGCTACTTCTCTAGTGAGTACAGACAGCTATTTGCCGGGCCTACGCCTTTAGCATTGACGTATGAATCTCCAGTGTTCTTAGACGGCTCGTACACTAAGCGTAAGGGGTACAACTCTATATACATACGTTACGAGGGTGAATTAGCTATTAGTGTGCTCATAGACGGTAAGATAGTAACTAACATAACAGTAACAGGTAGTGACACTTACGAACTGGACGTTAACCAGGATGAGCAAGATGGCTACTCTTTACAGTTCTTAATATCGGGTACAGGCACAGTTAAAGAGATAGACTACCAGGCTACAGGTAGTGCTAGACTATGAGTGCATTCACTGAGCCAGTACCAGACAGCGTAGCAGACGATGAATTGCGTGACTATTTGCAAAGACTAGTTGCTACACAAAATAGTCGCATAGTAGAGCTAGAAACTATAAATCAACTATTCCAACCAGAAGACTGGCACGAAGTAGGTGCCGCTGGCGAGCCTGCGTTCGGGACTGGATGGTTTAACTACACTGCATCACCTTTGTTTAATACTGCTGCTTTTTTCAAAGACCCGTTCGGTGTTGTACATATTAAAGGCTTAGTGGTTCGACCTTCTGGGCCTTCTACACTTATATTTACTCTACCAGCTGGGTATTGCCCGGCCAAACAGGAAATTATGGTGGCAGATGGCACAAATGTCCATAACAGGATAGATATATGGGAGGAAGGTGGAATTTACATTGCAGCTGGTGACCCATCGGCATATCTATCGCTTGACGGAATTACCTTCAGGGCTGCAAATTAATGCGAAATAAATATTTACTTGAGGTATAATATACGTTATGCAAAACTTAGTTTCAAAATCTCATATAATGCAAATGGAAGCCATAATGGCTACTCATGAGCAGATAGAGTTACCGGTGCGGCACATATTCTCTGCTGGCGTATACGCGAGAGAATTATTCATACCTAAGGGGGTTATGCTAACGGGTAAGATACACCGCTTTGAGTGTTTAAACGTTATGGCTTATGGTAAGATGCGTGTATTTTCAGACAACGGTGAAGAAGAACCTTTTATATTAGAGGGTTATAATATAATGACTTCACCACCTGGTCTAAAGCGTATAGGCGAAGCATTAGAAGATACTCTATGGACTACATTCCATTCCACTGATGAAACAGACCTAGACAAACTAGAAGAGCTACTTACTATGCCTGATGAAAATACAGAGCTATTAAAACGTGCGAGGGCTTTATCATGTCAGTAGTAGCTGCGGCGATAGTAACAAGTAGTGTTGTTGGAGCTGTTGGCGCTGAGAGGGCTGGGGACAAAGCGGCCGCAGCTGGTGCTAATAGGATATCTTTTGATCAGCAAACACTAGCATTTGAACGTGAACGCTTTGACCAAGAGCAAATAAACTACGTTGCAGATAGGGACTACCGTCAAAACTCTGCTGAAGCAGATAGAAGGGAAATGCAGCAACGATATGAAACTAGCTTAAGCATATTCCAAGGCGATCGTGCTAAGTGGGATGAAGTCTATGGTAATGTTGAAAAGAACCTAGGCGACTTCTATAAGTCATTAACACCTGAGACATTCGCTGCAGCAGGCATACAGCATGAGCAACAGAACTACAAGCAGGCAATGGAAACTATACAGACTTCATTAGCTCAGCGGGGTATGGATAGCAGTGGCATTATGGCTAGTGTAACTTCACAAGCAGAGTTAAATAATGCTGAAGCTAAAGCTAATATACGTCATGAAGCACCTCTACAAGTAGCACAAGCCCAAGCTGGCTTTGTACAGAGTTCAGGTGGTAAGCCCGGTAATACACCTACAGTACCTGGTATACCTGGTGTACCTGCTTTTGGCACTGGCCCATCGGGCAACGGAATTACTAATGCACGTAACAATATATCTGACACTATGGGCGTGAATGCTGCTAATGACGCACGGGCTACTCAAGATATGTGGAATAGCGCTGGTAACATTATAGGTGCTGGTATGCAGATGTATACTACTAACAGTGCGCCAAGTGCGAATGGTGGGTCTTATACTATAAACGGCGGGTCTTCAGGTAATCAGACATATGCTGCAGGCAGCGGTCCTAAGCATACCCCTGAAACAAATCAAGAACTAATTAGCAGGTACGGCCTATAATGAACTCTCAAAATAGTGCAGGCGCGTTAAGTGTTGTTGAGAAAGCTGTACAAGGCTACGCTTCAGGTGTTATGAGCCGTGATGAAGTACAGGCTAAACGTGCTCAAAGTAAAGCGGACCTTCAGCAGCTACAGTACGCTGAGCAGACTGGGTCTATGCAACAACAGGTTGATACACTAAACCAGCAGAATGCAGCACTGCAGAATAAGATGGATAAAGAGGAAACATTTAGTGCTCTACGTATGTATAGCGCTGATGGTAACCCACGTCACTTAAACCGCCTGTTCAAAGAGAACCAGCGTGTGTCTGAGATGATTGGCGTTACTGACGTTACTACTCTTGACCCGTACAACCCCGAAGACGCGGCAATGATTCGTGAATCTGGTGGTGACCCTACTAATTTCATGCCTGTAGGTGAGATGGAAGATGATGAGGCTAGAGAATTAGCTAAGAATCATCGTCAGCGCTTTGTTAAGTCTAGACTTAAGGATGGTACCTGGAAAGTAACAGACATGCAGAATGTGTATGCTGGCACAGGCTTCACTAAGACACTTAACGACGAGGAAATTGCTTCACAGTTAGCTAAAGCTAAATTAGCTAAAGGTAACGACACTTCTTTAGAGCGTAACGCAACAGCTGTTGCTGCGGCTAAAGATCGCATCTCAAAAGCTAGAGCGGCTAACGAGGAACCATCTACTAGAGACCTGGAACTTGTTAACTTTGGTACTGCTGAGACTGCTGGCACTAAGCCTGGTTTAGCTGATGTAGGTGATAATACAGCACAAGAACTAGTTAAGTCTTTTGGTGATGAAGACACATTCTTTGATACTGACTTCTCTGACCGTAAGAACTTCACTAAAGCATGGCCTAAGGTTAACAAGATCATGATAGCTGAGGGCGCTAAGTTTGAATCTGCAGACCGAGCGGCTATACATGATATACGTACACTTATAGCCATGGGTGAACCTGGTAAAGAACTAACAGCTGATGAGACTGGTCTTATAGATAGTATGTTAGTCGGTGCTAAGAAGTACATGACTGATAATGTCGGTGGTGTTGATGCCACCTCTGCGTATGCTGCGTTTAGAAACACTGTACGTCATGCACTATACGGTGCTGCTTTAACAGAGGCAGAAATAACGAGTTTCAACCAGGCGTTTGGTACGCTAGGGCAAAAGCTTGGTCCTGTATTAGCTCAGTTCAAAACTTCATTGAACCAGGTAAAAGCTAAGTTGGATTCTATAGCTAGTCTTAACAACCCTTATGTGTCTAAAGTAATGCTTGGGGCAGACCAGACACAGCTTGATAAGATGATAGCTGCTATCGATGCGCGTATCGAGATGCTGGATACTTCAAAGCCTAAAGAGCGTATACCGCTTAAAGAGCGTATTAAACAACGTATGGAAGAACGTGGAGCGCCACGATGATAAGTGATATTGATCTTGTACAGTTATGTAAAGATAAGTTTCAGATCGGCCATGATGCTTACGAGGCTTCTAGCACTGAAGCACTAGCAGTATGGGACTTGTACCACAATCGCCAGTACACTACAGAGCAGCTTAATAAATTAGCATTACGTGGTCAGCCTGCTGAGACCTTCAATGTTATTAAGTTGTTTTCTCGTATGGCTGTTGGTTACTACTCTACAGTGGTAAACACTGCTATTGCTAGACCAACAAAGCTTACACAGATTGCAAATGCACAGTTAGTTAATGACGTGCTAGACTATTCCTTCCGCACTAATAACTTCATTACTGAAGGTGATAAGGTTAAGTTAGGTGGGCTAATATCAGGCTTACTAATATGCTTTGTTGATGTAAAGCGTACTGGTGAGAAGGACCAATTTGGTCGTCCTTTGTATAAAATAGAGTTAGAATACATCCCTGATAGCCAGTGTGTACTAGACCCTAGTAGTACTAAGGACGACTATTCAGATGCTAAGTTCTTCCACCGCTTTAAGTGGGTTAGTGAGGACGATGTAGAGAAGTTGTATGGCAAGAAGAAACTAGAGCTGCTTGATGAGTATCATAACCATTTAGATATTGATGAAGCTGAGTTTGAGTATGCTTACAATGGCCAGTTCACTGGTAAATACAGAATATACAATAATTACTTAGTTGTACATACAGTTATAGAATTAGCTGATAAGTCTCGTTGGTCTTGTCATTGGTGTGGCGAGATACTACTGTATAAGAAAGAGATAACTAAGAAGCAAGTCAAATTCCCATACCGCGTTGAGAAACTACACAGCTCAACTCGTACTGAGTACTATGGCATCTTCCGCGAAGTTATTGAGTCACAGCATGCTATTAACCAGGCGTTGATTAAGTTCCAACTGTTAGCTAACTCTCAGAAAGTGTTTGTTGAGACTGACGCTGTAGAAAATATTGATGACTTCACAGATGCTGTTAACCGTGTGAACGCTGTTATTGAAGTTAGAGACTTAGCTGGCATCAAAGTTGAAGAGATGTCTCGCGAAGTGCTTGACCAGTATACTATCATAGATAAAGCATTTGATCGTATTCAACGTGTGTTGAGTATTAATGATAGCTTCCTAGGTCAAGCATTTGCATCTGACAGTGGCCGTAAGGTTAAGCTACAACAGAATGCAACAGTTATTGCTTTGAACTACTTAACTAACCGCATAGAAGAGTTCTACCGCCAGTTGGGTAGTGACATGGCTAAGTTAGTTAAACAGTTTTACACTGCTGAGCAAGCTATACTAATAACTGATGAAGTTAATGGCGATCGCTGGGCGCAACTTAACAAGCCTGTACAGTTATTCACAGGCCAGGTAGACCCTCAGACGCAGCAACCGATAATGGAGTATGCGTATGAGCAAATCATGGACCCAGAGACCGGTAAGCCAATGGTTGAGGACGGGCAATTAGTTATAGCTCCTATACCTGAAGAAGAAACTGAGATACAGTTCACTGACGTTGAGATAGCAATAGAAGCTAATGCTTACAACGATGAAGATGAAAAGAATCAACTGTTAATGGAAACGGTATTGGCTGGTCCGGCAGGGCAACTAATGTCCCAGGTGAATCCAGCCGGCTACTTTAAAATCTATGGTATGTCAATCAAGTCTATGAAGACTAAGAGCACACCAGAGATTGCACAAATATTTGCTGAAACTGCTGCGATGCTTGGCGGTGACCCTGCTCAACAGGAAGAAGCTAAGATGATAGCACAAGGACAAGGCCCAGGCTCAGGTGGCGGTAGTAACAATGCACCACTTAGCCAGTCAATGAAGTTACCACAAAATACAAATGAGGATGCCTGGTAATGCCAAACTTAGGAAAATTCATAGGTGCTGGTCTTGATAAGATATTCAAGAAGAAAGTAGCTAAGGGTGCTGCCGCTAAGGGTAAACGTAATGCTGCAGAGGCCACCGAGGCCGATAAGTCAGAGCTAGTCACTATGGAGCGTCTATTAGTTAAGACAACTAATGAGAAGACCAAAGCAGAGCTTAAGGCTAAGATACAACGATTGAAAGCAAAGCAGAAACCTGCTGAAAAGGCTAAGGTAGCACCGACTAAAGAATACGTTATTACTGATAAGATTATTAAAAAGAAGTACGAAGTTGGTGGTGAAGTGCTTAACACTGTAAAAGCAGGCATCAATAAACTGAAGAAGAAGCCTACGCCAGTAAACAAGTCTGCTCGTAACGATAGTACAGCAAGTGGTAAGACACACCAGGCAACTGATTTAAAACTGCCTAATTCACTTAAGCCACAAGCTGGTGTATTAGATAGTGAAGTAGACGCGTCTAAAACTAAGACTCCTAACATATTCAAAAAACAGGCCCAATAATATGCCAAAGCCTCCACTACCAAGGTCCGTCCTGAAAGACGTAGTAGATGAGTTACCAGATGATTTTAACATGAAGGCAGAGAGTGTGCCTAACTTCCTTAAAAAGAAGCAAGTTAAAGATGAAGAACTGGAGTTCTCTGGCACAAATGAAAAACTGCTAAAGTCAGGCCTACCTAAAGTAAGTAAGCAAGACCTACAGGCTATGGAAGCTAACCGAGATGATTTCTTTGGTCATGCAGACCTGGGCCCAACTCACAGTGACACTACAGTAAAAGGTACTGATGTACCTTCACTTAATACTGGCATTAGGAAATTTAGATCAGCATCAGATACTAAACTGCAATTACGTTATGATCCTAGAACAAATCGTGATGACTATGTAGACGTACCTGCCAGACGTGACGTGATAAGCCATTTCGATACACGGAATGCTAAAGATTATTTGTGGCACACTAGAGCAGACCGAGTAGAGCTCAACGGTGTGCCTACACATCGCGTACAAGAGATACAGTCAGACCTACATCAGCGAGGCCGTCAAATTGGCTATTCTGGTATGTCTGCTCCAGGGCATACTCCATTTAAAGAAAACTGGTCTACTAAAGCGTTGGAGCAAGAACTATTAACCGCGTCTGAAACCGGCACCAAAGCCTTAGCTGTACCACTAGAAGGAAAAGGTACTGACAGCTTAGTCCGCAGCAAAGGTGTTAAAGAATGGTATAGCACTAAAGTGCGTTCAACAATGAAAAAACTCGCTAAGAAGATCGGGGGCGAGTATGTTGAGTACAATCCTGTTCGAGTATCCACTAGACCTTTTGAAATTCTAGATAACGCTGAACCTAAGGCTACTATCGACACTCCTGAAGAAGTAGCTGCGTTGCTTGCTGATGATGCATCATTTTCTGCCAGACTACCAGCTACTATAGGAAACCCAGTTTTAGAGTCCAACCCACTTAACCAGGTTCTTACCGCGTATAACCGGGCTAATCATTCTAACGACCGTACACGTGCTACTATACCTCAGATGCGAGAATGGGTTGCTAAGCTGTCTCCAGCTAAACGACTAATTGAAATGCCTGGTCTTTTAGGCAAGCAACGCAAAAGTAAAAATGATTTCATAAGGTCAGTACAAGATGCTTACGATAACTACGACGGAATGGAACTTCACCAGCTAAAAACGCAACTTACAGATGCGCACAATAGCTTAGCTAATAGCAAAGTATATGTAGAACCAACATTAGCTGATATTGCTAATGCCTTGTGGGAGAAAAGAGATGACGTTTCATTCTGGCATATTAATGAGCTAAATGAACTACAAGAAAAGATGTACAAGCCTATACAAGCGCCTAAGTCAGACCCTGCTATGGATGTTACTTATGGCCAGATCATCCTACCTGAAGGTGAAGACTGGAAGAAGAAGCTAACACTGTATACAGCAGGTGGTGCAGCAGCCTTGACTGGTATGACTGGTACTGAAGATGCAACAGCTGGTGAGCAAGAGTTTGACTACAAGGTTGAGATTCAAGGCAACCTTGACTATATGATTAACGAAGCTGGTATACCGCGTGAAGAGGCTATCCAGATACTTAATGATGAGTTGCAGCCAGAGATGGAAGCACTTATAGCTGAAGGTTACAGCCCTGAAGAAGTACGTGCTGAGTTTGGCGATATGCTAACTATCCCTGAACGCACTATAATGCAAGGCTCAGTACCTGAAGGCGGTCGTGAGCTTGTTGATGTAGTAGACCCTAAGCAGTACAGTGGGGAAATGCAAGAGCAGTTACTTAATACGGCAGCGGCTGCAGCACGTAATGTTACTGATGAGTACATGCCTTTCTTTGGTGAGATTAAAGCTAAGTATATTGACGAGAATGGTAATGCTACTCAACAGTATGCAGACCGTGAGAAAGCTATCACAACTAGTACAGCTAATGTTCTACGTAACATGGGTTACGACGTATCACCTGATGAGAAAACTGGCGATCTAATGTGGACTCGCCCAGACGGTACTGTCACGGCTATAGACCCATCTATGTGGGATGAGATACAGGCTTCAGAAGCTGAATGGATTGGTGCTATTGGTGGTGGCGCTGCTGCTCTTAAGTTAGCTGGTGAAGTTCCATTCTTTGGTCGTTGGGCTAAGGGTATTGCTATGATTGCCGGTAGCGTTGTAGGTGGTGCAGGTGGTCGTCAGTTAGATGGTGTTAAGAATGCCTGGTTTACTAGACAACACTTAAAGAATGAGTACTACGAACGTCGCCTCAAGGATTCATTAGTTGGTGGTGCTACATACGAGTTACTTGGTGGCGCAGTATTTGAGGGTGCTAGGCTTGGTGGTAAAGGTGTTGGTTGGGCTTATGACTTAGTTATGAAGGGTAACCAACGTGGTGCTTATGACATCATGAAAGAGCACATGAACCTTGATGAAGTTCAGATTGAAGAGATTATTAACCTATGGCAAAAACACGCTGAAGCACCAGAAGCTAACGCTGTACAAAAGTTCTTACACCTAGACCCTGAAATGGATAAGCGTGACTTAGCTATGCAAGCTGTTATGCAAACTCAACCAGGTGGTGAAGCCTTTGTAGGGCCTGCAGGTGCCATGCATTCACGCGCTAGTACTGCACTACAAACGTCAATAGACAAGCGTGCTAAGGACTTAATTGGTAACGTTAGAGACTTAACTAATGACAACATTGGTGTAGTACTGTATGACGAGCTTGGCAAGTATAAAGATACTGTTAAAGCTTACTACGGCGGTATAAAAGACCTTGGTGCTAATGAGCTAGCTGAGTCTGCTTACAAATTTGACTACGACAAGTTAGCTATTAAACCATTGCTAAAGAGTATGGACGAGACTATAACTAATCCAGCCGTACAAGAGCGATTCCTTAAGCTTAGCCAAAAGATACGTGATATAGGCGCTCCAGATGGCCCACGTGACTTCAAAGCCTTATTAGACTTACGTGTAACTGTCAACGACTTTAAGTTCAATACAAAGATTCGTGACGCTGCTGGACGTGACGCTATAGACCAAGTAGGGGTTAATATTGACTCTGAGATACGTAAAGCTGCAAGTCACATGGAAGCTGGTGATATATGGCTTAAAGAGTGGAAGAAAGCTAATATAGAATACGGCAAAATGAAAGAGTTAGAAAAGAATGTGCTGTATAAAACGCTTACTAAGAAAGGCGTAACCCCTAAGAAAGTAATAAACGCATTGAAAAACAATGTAGACTCTATTGATGGTACTTTCATGGAGGTTGTTGGTAAGCTACCACCTAAAGTGCGTGCGCAGACTGAAGGTGCAGTGTTAGATATGCTATTGGATAAGCGTACCTTAGGTGATGCAGGTGGTGCACAGGCTATAGACTTCCCAGGCATCGCTGCAGACCTTAAGCACATGGGTTTCTCTGACGATAAAGCTCGCAGCATGAAGCGAGTGATTAATGAGATGGCCGACGTGTACAAGAATGATGTGCACTTATCACGCGCTACAGGTAATGTTGCTAGCCCTAAGTTCCAGTCTTACTTAACAACTGACCCTGTCGTACGTGCTAAGTATGAGATGGCTAGTAGTATGTTTAACTGGATTAGGAAGCTGGCTCCAACTAACCAAGGTAAGTCAATAGCATTAATCAGTAGGCTCGGTAAGATTCTAGAGACTCCACGAGACGCTAAGCTAGTTGATCAGTTACTAAAAGACTTACCAGACGACCCTAAGATGAAAGAGAGCTTACGTCAGTTAGCTATTCAGTCAGCTAAGTTTGGTGAAAAAGAATCGTACCCTAGGGTTGAAGTATTCCGCACAGGCGTACCAGGTTCTATGCACCAAGCACGAGACGGCAAACTAGGTAAAGGTATATACTGGTCTACAGATAAAGCAGCAGCTAAGAGTAGAGCTACAGATACTGGTGCTAAGTTAGCTAGTGAAAAGGTATTACCTGGTCGTATAGCAGGAGAGGACGACCTAATAGAAATATCCGGGACTGAGGACTTTGAAGCACTGCTAAAAGACCCAGAGTTTGTTAAAACACTTAAAGATAGAGGCTTCTACGGAGTTACTACTGGTAGTGATGTGCTAATATTTAAGTAGGAGTTATAATGAGTGACACGACCGAGCTGGCAAAGTTAGTTGATGACCCATTAACCTGGATAGCCGCGACCATATTTTTACATACCCTTACTGGCCTAATACAGACCATTAAGCTTAAACCTAAACTGGAGATTCATCATAATGCACACACCGTCGTACACACCGAACAACTTACGTCACTCTGTAGTACAGTTGGAGAGCTCGCTAAAATTATTACAGAGGTCGCAAAAACGGTGTCAGACATTGCGTCCACTCAGGTTGATTTTGATGAGTCTGAAGAGCTGGTGGTTAAAGAGTTGGAAAAGCTTGTGCGTATGGTCACTGACCTCACTTATATGTATAAAGATAGTGATTCCAAATTTTCTAATGTAAAGGTTATACAAATGCTACATGAAGTAAAGCTAACACTAGAGGGCATGAAACGATGATAAAGAACACAGTGCTACTGTACGGCCTAAAGCCAGAGATACTGCTAGCAGATAATATCATACGTGGTATATATACTAAGTATGGCTATCAGTGTATTATAACTTCAGGCTTCGACTCACATGAAGGTTTAATTAGCTTTCATAACATTGGGTTGGCATTAGACTATAGAACTAAGTTCGTCGACTATGCTACCCTTAACAAAATGATAGAAGAGCTTAAGTCAGCACTACCGCAGTACGACTTAGGTCTACACAGTAAAGATACACCAAATGAACACCTACACGTAGAGTTTGACCCAAAGAACGACCCTCTATTTGTAGCCCACAAAGCAGTATGGAAGGAGACAGGCGAATGGCCAGAATAATCTTATTAGTTTTATTATTAGTTGGTTGTGACGCTGGTAAGTCTAGAGGCACCCCTGAGCTTGAGGAGCAGTGCGTATCAGTACAAATGCATACCGCAGGGTACAACCTTAGTACTGTAGCTTGCCCGATTACGTATTGTGCTTAATAACGACAGCTCCATGGTACAGTGCGATGGAGTTACCCAATAATACCACTACTACAGGAAATGTAAAATGAGCGCGCCTTACGAATCTGCAGTAACCAGTGTATTTAGTTTTTTCAGTGAGCTAGTTACAGATGATGATCTAAAAGCTAAACTAGTGTTTGAAGAAGCTAAACTGCGCTTTGCACTTGACCAGATACTACTCACTACGCAAACTACACCTAAAGTAGATGCAGCAGTAAAAGTACTAATGGCATTACGTGATATAGTAATACCTATGTTTAGACCGTTAGGTGCTGCTTGTATGACCGCATTTGGTGCCTACTGTATGATGAACGGTATAGAGCTATCTGAGCCTATTCAGTACCTATTATTCGGTGCTCCTATAGGTTATGGCGTATCACGACACGTTGATAAAAAAGAGCAACAGAAAACAATACGAGCTAAGTCTCGTGTAATAGATGAGGACTTTGAATAATGTCAATTCGCACACTAACTAAAGCATTGGCTGGCATACAAGATATGTTATTTGGCCGTGGTACTGCTACACAAATTCGTAATGGTACCTCATATAGTATTGATCGTATCGCTAAGATTCATCCTGTTGATCTATTAGTTGACTTGAAAGCGTTGCCTACAATAGATGAAGATAACCAATACTTTGAGGTGCACTTAAAAGGCACCACTGCTATTAATGACGGTAACGGAGGTGTATTCTATTGGGATGCTGCATCTACAGATGTAGCAGACGATCTAAGTGTTGTAGAGGCTGATGATGTAGGTGCACTAGCTGGGCGTTGGATTAAACTAACATCCGACGCTGTGCAACGTACTGGTGATACAATGACTGGGCAACTAAAAGGCATAACCCCAGTTGCTGCTAATGACCTCACACGTAAAGATTATGTTGATGCAGTATTTAATCAGCATATTGCTGGATTGACTAGCACTAGTAGAACACTGGCTTTTGCTAGTGATTTAGATACTATAGCTGTTACTAGTGTATATTCAGGGGACATTACAGGAGTAACTAATGGTCCAGTAGATTTTACTGCTGGTGACTTCTTAGTAGCTACAACAATCTCCTCTAGTGCTTCTGCTGATTACAGAGTACAGGAGATTATAGCAACTACATCTGGAAGTAAGTGGTATCGGTACACTACTACTGGCAACGCAGGCTGGAGTACTTGGTTAGCACCAACTAAACCGCCAAACGCAACCACCGCAATAAGCTCAAATGATGCGGCATCAGGTGCAAACACATGGTGTAAATTAGCCACGCTAACACCTACTACTGATGACAATACATCGGGCGTAGTCGAGTATTCGGTTACCGGGAAAAGAGCATCTGGCAGGGGTGTTGCAAGGATTATTTTCAGGTACGCCTCTTCTTCAGGAGTTCTTAATGTTGCTGATACAACCATTGCTGTATATGGGAATACATTTACAACTCACGTTTCAGGTACCTCATTTAAAATAACTGCTCCAGATGACACGTTAGGCGGCCCAATTGAGTTATGGATGACTAAGGATGCAAATTTCGGCGCATTTGAGTTGTACGAAGTAACAAATAGTGTTGACGGACTAAGCACAGTATTTGAAACTGATAGCGAATGGACTGCAACAGTTCCGACAGGAACATTTTCACAGACAAGCGTCTATCACCAAGTGGCAAATAATCTGCTTGGTAATGTAGTTGGTAACGTAACTGGTAGCTCTGGGTCTTGCACTGGCAACTCTGCTACTTCGACTACAGCTGCCTCATGTTCAGGCAATTCTGCTACTGCTACCACATTTAGCACGGGTAGGGCAATAACTGCTACAGGGGGAAATGTAATAGGGACATCTGCCGCAACCGCTGACGGTAATTACGTTATAGCATTGAATGCTACGGGACTGACCGCAGGACATATGGACTATATGACAGCGGGTAGCA